ATCGAAATCAATACAGGTTTGCTTGTGTTTAGTACAAACCAACAGTTCTTGTTAGCATCTGATGACACAGTTCTGAATCCAGATACAGCTAAACTGCGTAGTGTAGCAACATTTAATTATAATGAAACCATACCTCCTATATCTCTAGGTACAACTGTTGCCTATATAGATAACTCAGGTAAGTTTAGCCGCTTCAATGAAATGGCAAACGTACAGAGAGAAGGAGAACCAAACGTGGTAGAGGTAAGTAAGATTGTACCTACTCTTCTACCAAAAGATATAGACCTAATTACTAACTCTAGAGAAAACTCTATAGTATTGATGGGCAAAACAAACTCAGATATAGTCTTTGGTTATAAGTATTTACAGATAGCCAATAAACGACAACAGGCTGCATGGTTTAGATGGAAGCTTAACAATCCTCTAATATATCATTTTATTATCAATGATGAGTACTTCTTTCTAGATAGTGACTATTATTTACAGAGTATAAAATTAGTGCAGGCTGATTCAGACCCTAGCATAGTACAAGATAATGTCGACTTCTTATTACATGTGGATAATCATACTACTGTTAGCGGCGGCAGCTTTAACGCAACTACGAATATAACTACCTTTACTGGTGTTAGTTGGCTAAATACAGTTACCACGCCTAACTATGATTTAGTAGTAATTGATACAAACACATCATCTACACGAGTTGGACGGTACGCAAAACCTACAGTATCAGGTACAAGTTTTACTTTACCGGGTAACTGGTCAGGTGTGACACTTACAATAGGTTACATCTACGACTACGAGGTTACATTTCCTACCTTCTATCCTACAAAAGGTCAAGGAGAAAAGGTATCTGCCGATGTCAACTCATCTCTAATTTTACATAGAGTTAAAATACACTTTGGAAAGATTGGACTTTATGAAACAACACTTGAACGAGTCGGTAAACCTGACTACACAGAAGTATACGAATCAACAGAACTGGACGAGTACAACGCATCTGATGCACCATATCTCGAAGAGTTTATCAAAACTATCCCAGTCTACGAACGTAACACAAACGTAGATTTAAAGCTCAAATCTTCACACCCTGCCCCAGCTACGCTACATGCGTTATCTTGGGAAGGAGACTATTCACCCAGATTTTATCAACGTGTCTAATTATATACACCCAATCACATTGGAGGCTGCTCAGGAAGTGGCCTCTAATCTCCGTCCAGATGACCACAGAGAGGTCAAAGAAGGCCATGGGATAGATCCTACCGCCTTACCCTTTCTAATGTCTCAGAATCCCTCCTACGTGTATTTCACAGTGCCTGACGGCAAGACTGCTGGCATGGCCGGAGTAGGACAAGAAGGTGACATATGGATGCTTTGCACTCCAGATATACACCGATACCCAATTACATTTGCAAGAGAGGCCAAACGGTATGTCGATAGCCGTACTGAGCCACTCCTCTGGAATATAGTTGACAGTAGAAACAAAGCACATCTTAGACTGCTAAAGTTTCTAGGTTTCAAGTTTTTACGTAAGTTAAAACATGGGCCAAACAATGTAACATTTATTGAATTTTGCCGTGTGCGTAGACGCTAACGCTGGAGCTAGGGCACAAGCCAGAGCCGAAGCTCAAAAACAAGACGCTCTTCACAGACAAAGAGCATTATCATTTTGGAATAGAGAAACACAGTTTGCACGTAACTTAGATAGATCAGTTATAGGCTTGAGTCGTGACCAAAGCGACATCAGACAGAATATAAACTACCAGATAGGTGCTGGTAGGTTAGCTCAACAAAAAGCCTATGCTAAATATTTAAGTAGTAAAAAAGCAAACGAAGGTGGTAGAGCCAGATCATTTGGAAGATCTGCACTAACTAAATACTTACAAACAAAAGCAGGCATTGAAGGTGTAGTAAATACTGTAGTCGGTAGACAGGCCGCACAGAAACAAAGCACAGCTATGCGTAACTTTAGAAGCTTTCAAGCAAGAGCTAGAGAGAAACTAGGATTACCCGCACAGCCGCCACCACCAGTAATGCTGCCACCATCAAACAGACTTGGAGGTGCATTGTCCCTTGCTCAAAGTGGACTAAGTATTGCAGCAAGTGCTAAGTATCTTTTTGCTCTATCTGATATAAGAGTAAAAGAAAATGTAGTAGAAGTTGGTGTATCACCACAAGGCTACAAAATATATGAATTTAACTACAAAGGCGGTGACGTACGATTCCGTGGAGCTATGGCTCAAGATGTAGTTAAGAAGAATCCTATGGCTGTAGGTATAGATCAAAACTATCTAACTGTTGACTACAGTAAAATAGACGTTGACATGGAGGTAGTAAATGTCGGAGTTTAATAGACAGCTTGGAGTGGCTCGTGATGCGTTTACGAGCTCCTCTAAATCCAACTATGGATCTGAAGAAGCTGATCTTACAGATGCTATAATTAAAAATCAAGAAACTATTGATATGCCTAACACTGTGGCATTTTTTAACAGTGTTAAGGAGTATGAAAGAGTAAAAGATAAAGGTAGCTTTCTCAATACTATGAAGCAAGTTGCCGGAGTTTTTTCAGCAGCAGCTCAATTTAAAAAAGTATCTGAGGCAGTAGAAAAAGAAAACGAAGGCTTTGACTTTATGCTTGGTCAAGCTGGTGAAGTTCAGAGCGAAGTTGTAGAACAATTCAATGCTCAAGAAAAACAAATTGAATTTGAAAGAAAAGATGCTGACTTTGAGTTAGAAAAAGAAGCACAAACACAAACTGGTGATGACAAAGTTGCTACTAACGAAGCTGCATACAACTTACTACATACAAATATAGAAGGTGCTAATATAAAAAAAGTTGCATCTTCTATAGGAGATCAGTTTAAACCTGTGTTGGGTAATACGATGGCTGGTAAAGGTCTTGATGGTATTACTACTACAGGCGAAGCTTTTGATGAAATAGATAAAGGTGTAAAAACTCTACTAGGTGCAGCTCTTTATGAAGCTTTGGAAAACAATATTGATATTACAAACGAGCGTACTCTTAGAAGATATATAAAAAGAATCACACCAAAGCTTATGGAGGCTAGATCAGGTCTTCGAGCTAAGTGGGCTGCTAATCAAGAAGTAAAACTAGAAAACGCTAGAAACGCTCAACTAAACTCTGACATACGAGAAGCTGTTATTAACAATGATTCTGATGCTATATTTAGCACAGGTGGTTTACTTGATAAAATTAGAGCAACAAAGTTTGGTAATACTCCCGGATCTTACCCACTAGCGTTTCAGTATTTAGAAGACCAGATTATATCTGACATTCAAAAAGACGCATTTGCTGGTGGTGAAGGTACTTTAATTAGTCCAGATAATTTAAACAAGCTTTTGGATGAAGGTAAGATTGTAATAAATGGTAAAGAGTATAACGGTCTACTAAACGTACCTGACAATATTGTCTCTAAACAACTCAAAGAAAGATTTGAAAGACGTGTTATCGGTGCGTTACAGGATCAACAAAAAGCTGCTGCAGATAACTTGGAGCAGCGTAAAACAAATCTAAAATATCAGTGGGATGTAGAAAACATAGATAAGCCAATGGCTGAACTAAGAAATAATCCTGTAAAAATGAAAGAGTTTCTTAGTGATGCTAACTTAGTAGTACTACAATCTAAGTGGATAAACTATGCACGTAACCAAGTTGATGGTGATGGTGTTCTTTTATATGATACAACAATAGAGGGTCAACCTAAACTTACGGACAAACTAAATGCTCTTTTAGCTAAGGCTGATACAGGTGTAAATGATACAGAGGTTAATCAACAATCTACTTATCAAGATCAAATAAATACAGTACACGAAGACTTTATAAAAACTGCTGTTCTTAAACATATTTATGATGATAAAGCTGGTGATAAAAAATTAGTTGGCTCAGATAATATGATATACAATCGTATGGTAGCCGACTTTAATAATAAGTTTCGTAAGTCATTACCAGAATTAGAGCAAACTTTAGCTGCTTTACCATCCGGAGCTGATGAAACTCTAACAATTCAAGAGCATATGAATAAAGTTTATCAGCTAACTAAAACTAACTTAGATAACAATGTCTATGATGCACCTTTGAGTATAGGTGGTTCTGTAAGTATACCTTTAGTAAAAGCCAAGCAAGAGTTTGTGGACTCATATATAAATGATGAAAGTCTAAAAGATGCACCAGAAGCTACAAACCTAGCTGAGAAAAATAACTTTGAAAGAGCAAAAGGTTGGGTAGATAGTGGCGGAAATATGAACCAAGATGTTATCAGTTTCTATGATGAGGTACCTATGTATAGAATGGTCAATGGTAAAAAAGTGCCAATGACTAGCTTAGAAAAGTTTTTGTATAGAGCTAGAGCAATAAACTATTTAACAACTGATAGGTCTGCTACTATTGCTAAGTGGGATGAGACTATGGAGTTTTATACAGAAGATGATAGAATAGCTTTACTCAACAAACCTACTGACGGTAAGTATTTTCAAATAAGTGCAGAGTCACTACCAACCGTTACTGCCGCAGCCACCGCTATGAAAGCTGGCCCTAACAATACGTTTGATAGTATAGAGTCACCTAAGTTGGTAGCTCAATCTAAAGGTAAAACACCTAGACAACTATCTAGATTACCCAAGGTTAAATCTTTACAAGAAATGACTCTTGCAGAACTAGAAAATGCTGTCTATAATCTTGATGCTACTAATATAGGCTACTATGGTTTTGGTGGTTTTGAAGCATTAGACTTGTTACAACAACTAGGTGCTAAACCCGGTCAAAAGATAACAGAAGACATACAAACAGCTATGCGTTTCTTAAAATTACAAAACAATATTACTAGACGTAAAAATGCTATGTCTGGACTTACTGTTGTAAATAGTAACGCAGCTTGGGTAGAAGCTACAACCTTTACCTATGAAGAAGCACAAGCCATTAAAAAGGTATTTCCTTTACTAGAAGGCTATGACATGACTAATCTTGGTCGTATGCAAAGACAAGTTGCAAAGGTGTTTGTAACAGATCTTGAAAAGTATGGTACTGATAACTTAGCCAAGGCTGGTTACAGATTTGTTACTGGTGTACCTAAGAGACAAGAGATAGATGAGATTGTAGCAAAAGAACGTATACCTGATCCAGAACCAGAAGAAAGAGATCCTAATTTAACCAGTCGAGGAACTAGAAACAGATGATAGAAGAATCAAACTATGGTGATGCTTACTCTTTAGATATCGAAGCTTCTAAGGCTGCCGTAGAAAAATATGGTGAGTTTATAGATGAGTATGAAAAGAAAGAGCAAGCAGAACAAGCTGTAGAAGCAGAAAAAACAGCGGAGCAAAAGCAGAGGGTCGATGAACAAGTTGACCCTCGTAACGCCGATTCATGGGGTGCTAAAGCTTTTATAAAAGAAGGGCAGTCTATTCTATCTGGTGGTATACAAGATACTGCGTCTTCGATTGCAACATTTCCTGAGCGTACAGTAGATGCGATATCAGGTGAAATGCAAAGAGAGAAAGAAGAAAAAGGATTCTACAAACCAGAGTGGACTCCTTTTGACTCTTACGATAACCCTATCGAAACCAAAACATGGTGGGGTAAACAGCTACGTGGGTTAGTACACTTTGGTACACTCGCACTTGGTACAGTTGCAGCGGCTAAGGCAGCAGCAGCTACAGGTTTGGTTACAATACCAGCTGGCCTAGCCGGTGTAGCTAGCAGTAGCCTTGCAAGAGGTGCAGCTATAGGTGCTGTGTCTGACCTTGTATCTAAAGAGTCAGACGAGATGAACGCTATGGGTGCATTGCGTGAAAGATACGGCTGGTTTGACACACCACTAGCTACCAAAGACACAGACCATCCTGTTATGATGAAGATAAAAAACATCGTAGAAGGTATGGGTATAGGTCTATTTTTTGACGGACTAGCTTATGGCCTTAAGAAAGGTAGTAAGCCAGTGCTTGACCAGATAGCTGCAAGAAATAAAAGTGTAAAAGATCAAACAGTTGAAGCTGGTATAGCGCAGCTACGAGAGGGCGAAGTACAGTTTAGAGCAGATAAAAATGCTCCTGTAGCAGAGCCACACCAAGGGGCACACACATCCGAGGTTGAACCAGAAGTAGCTCGTCAACAGTTATCACGTACACGTAACGAGTGGGGTTCTGAAGAAGGATCTACAGGTTCTGTAACTACACCAGTAGAACGTGAGCGTATAGCACTCAAAGGCGGTACAGATGATGCAACTGTTGAACGTATATACAAAGGACTTGTTAGTAGCGAAAAGTTTGCAAAAGACTTGGCAGCTGCAAAAGGCGACAGGCGAGCTCTAGCAGCTACATTTAGAGAAGCTGTAGAAGGACACCAGCGTATAACACAAGGTAGAAATGCTGTTGATATGTCACCAGCAGAGTATCTCAAAGAGTTGTATGAAACTAACGATGTTATTGATGGTGTCGAAGTATGGACATCGAAGAACGTTGTTATTGCTGACCTAGTGTCTGGTACACTGTTAAGACAGTTACGAGATACAGGTATAGCTGGTAGAGAGATAATGGATATAGTCAATCTCAATGATATAGATGGCCCAGCTAAGCAGATAGTTGACACAATGCTTACAGCTTTGTATGAAACTAAAAAAGCTAGATTTGTAAAGTCAGATTCATTTAGAGCGTTAGGTGCTGGTAAGGCACGTAAAAGAGCTATAGATGATGCGATGACACAGGAGATGGCTGACACAAGAGAGTCTATACTTTCTGTATTGAAAATCTCAAAAGATGGTGACGATGAGTTACTACAGGCTGTGTTCGAGGCTTTCTCTATGATGAAAGATGTCAACTCACTCGATGACTTTGACAAGTGGGCTCGTACTATTATAAAAGGTGGTAAGCTAACAGAAGGTGGTGTAGACCGTACAGGTGCTATGATACGTGAGCTAGAAGGTGTAATGAGTCATAGTATACTATCTGGCCCAAAAACACCAGTCCGAGCGATCATGGGTACATCTGCTGCAACATTCTTAAGACCTTTATCTACAGCATTAGGTGCTGCTATACGTTATCCATTTGACGGTGACACAGCTACACTTAGATCTAGTCTTGCGTCTATAAACGCTATGGTAGAAGCTATACCTGAGTCGTTTGAATTATTTAGAACTAAACTAAATTCATACTGGAAGGGTGACATATCAAGTATTAAGACTCGTTATGTAGACTTTACCAGAGGTGATGAG